ATGATCGTCGTGCCCATATCCTATTTCATGTTCAGGCGAAAGAAATACGCCCCGGAGATCGGCACATACTATAGCTACGATATCGTAGTATATGGCCTTTTGCACCAAGGCCCTGTGCAGATTCTCCAGGACGTATCGACCGATGCGGAACTGGTCTTTCGCATGGTCATGGCGTTTAATAGGTATAGCCTCTCACCGCTGCACCTAAAGGACGCCGTGTTGGACATGCTGGAGTAATTGCTTACTGGGCAGAGGTGGTCGCCTCTGTCCAGTTTTTATTCCCTCAACGCCGGAGTTATCAAGTAACCGTCCGCCCGGTCTGTCAAACGTGAAGGGTCGTTCCAAACCATATCCAAGAAATTTTCATAATTGATATCTGTTGTGTTTTCCCGGCTGATTCCAATTATAAAGGCATCTGCTTGGATCTCATTTCCGCCGGTATCCAAAAATGTGTGCCTAAAAGTTACAGACAACTTATCAACATCAGGGATACCAAACACCCAACTCATTAGTGTCACAGTGTCTCTTGCGTAATCGCGAATTGCAACTTCATCTGTTGACTCCTCTACTGCGTGCAGTACCACTGTAGCTTCGTTGTCCGTGTATTCCGCTTTGAGGACTTCATAACTGCTCCCGAAAGATAGGCTTAACGCGGCAGTTAAACGCTCGTCACCTGTCCCTTTCTGATAGGCTTCAATTAATTCGGTTCGCCTTTTTGCATATTCCTCCTCCTCTTGCTTATTTTGAAAACATATCAGAAGAATCCCGATAGCCAAGACTACGATTACAACGCAGGCAAGACCACAAAAAATGCGCTCCATCTTGCTCATCTTTTTCAACGCTACATCCCCCCCATACCTATGTTTCCCAGTATCACGCAATATTCCCGCGAATCAAGTCGAATCATGTAAAATAGATCACTTTTATACTGTCGACATTATACCATACTGTCGATAGTATAAAGTATAATGGTGCATACTGTCAAGGGGTGGTCGCATGGCATATTCAGATGCGCAAAAAGAGGCAACCGCGCGATATAATAAAAAGGCTTATGACCGCATTGAAATCAAAGTAACAAAAGGGCGGAAGGCAAAAATATTTGCTTTTGCCTCCAGTAAACACAAAAGTGTAAATCAGTTTATTGTTGAACTAATTGATATAGCTATGAACGAAAAGTAAGCACCGCTCCCATACTGGAAACGGTGCTTGCTTTATTTTTTCACATCCATGTCCCTCTCAATCAGGTCTACGATATAGGCGTTCAGACTCATGCCCTTCTGCTGTGCATGGGCTTTTATTTTTTCTTTGGTGCCCCCCTGCACACGAATCGTAATATGATCTAGTTTCTCCAAATATCGCTTGTTCCCTTCCAGATGGGCTTTTGTGGCCATTAATATCACCTCAACTACACTATATCACATTCAGATTCATGTATCCATGTATAGCATCAACAAATACATACATTTATATTTGGTGAGTTTTACCATTGAAATACATGCATACATGTATTATAATAAGACCATCGAAAGGAGGTGAGTGCCACATGAGCAAGCGAAAGAAAAAGGGCGGCGAGGTTCAGCCCGACAAACTGATAACCCTCGCCACCGCAACCCTAAACCTCATAACAGCCCTGATTCTTCTCCTTGAGAAGCTAAAGAGCTAGAGGTGGGGGAGGTAACCCCTCCCCCTTCTAGGATAACAAATCGCTTGCGAGGTGTCAAGGCATGGACATTTTTATCTATATCCTACTCGGAATCAGCATAGGGCTATCTGTGTGCGTCATCATTCGAACCTTAAAAAAGAAGTAGCCCGTCTGATGATGGCCCGCCGGGCACGGGCCGAAACGCCCCGTCAGGGGCGTCACGGGAGCCCGTCGGCACCAGGGAACACCGCCGCCCTGTTTTGATATATGCACCTTGAAAAAGCGCCCCCGAAGCTCACAGCCCCGGGGGCGCTTCAAACTCTCAATCGCTTAGTGATTTACTTCTCTTCGTTCTGGTCTCCACCCAGCTTGTCCTCCGCACCGTCCACGGTGTGAAATCACCCGATCCCGATACTAGCCAGAAGATACCCTATCGCGCCCGTAATGATAGCCGCCACGACCGTCTCCCACCGCTTGGACGGCTTCTCTTTCAGGGCGGTGAGGTCGAGGGCGATAGAGTCCAGCTTGTCCATGATGGTGTCCAGCCTGGTCCCGCTGACGGCCTGTACCCGCTCACAATTGCCAATGCGAGAGTAAAATTCCGCATGGCGTTGGGAGTTGGTTTCCTTTTCGGCCTCAAAGTCCTTCTCCAGCCTGTCCACCCTGGTTTTCAGCGTACAGTTGTTCTCACAATCATTGACGGGCATGGGTTAGCCCCCCTTCATCTGCTTATAGACCTGATTGATACCAGTGGCCGCAAGGCCGGAGACAATGCCAACGGCGGCGGCGGTCAAATAGTCAGAAGCGGGGAACTCAGGCATGATGAACATGCCGAGGATGCCAAGCACCGCGCCAAACGCACCGCAGATGATGGGAATCCACTTATTGTCCAGTCCAGTGGCCTTGACCACCTGCCCGACCAGGAAGCAGATCACAGTGATAACCGCCACTCCGGTGATACCCAAAGAAGAAATGTCCATGATATGTACCTCCATCAAATCAGATTATAAGCGCGCGGCCACTCCGCGCCGGGGCGTCCCGGCATTTTAAGCCCGGCCGGGGATGGGCGGATATGAACACCGGAGGCTCAGCCGCCCGCCCGCTCGCGGTCGTACTGGCGTTTGAGTCCGGTCTGTTCCACAAGGTCGGTCTGGAGCGCCCGCCACTCCTTCAGCTTCGCCCTGGCCTCCTCCTGGGGCTGTCCGGCGGCCTTCATGGCCTGCTGCTCCCGCTTCCAGCGGCGGATCTGCCGCTCTATGTACCTCTGACGCTGGCTGGCCTCGTACTCGGTCAGCTTCTCGCCGTTGTAGGTGATGGATTTTGCCTCCAGCTTTTTCAGCTCCTTCGCCCCGTAGGTGCTGGCCATACCCTCAAAGTAGGGATGAAAGGAGTGCCGGCAATTCCAGCCCCCCAGCCCTGGCCCGGTGCCGTAGCCCGTAGCCCGGCGGAAATCTGGGAACTTTTTGGATTTACCGGAGCGGCTGAACACTTGCCCCTGCCACCTGGCATGAGAGGGGCGGGCCCCGCTGTGGGCCGTGGTCTCCACCAGGTCGCTGTCCATTTCGTCAGCCAAGGTATCCTGAAGCCGGAGGGCCGTCTGGTTGATGCCAGTTACCACATTCATCCGCACTGCTGCCTCCACGGACAGCGTGCGGCCAGAAGCGTAATCCACGGTCGTCAGCCCTTGGCGGGTCAGTTCCTTAATGGCGTTCCGTATGGCGGTATTGGCGTCGAATCCGCCGGTGCTCACCTGGAGCCACGCCCGGTCCAGCACCGCCCGAAACCGCTCTCCGCTGTCCAGCGCCGTGGTGCGGGTCAGGTTGGTAAAGAGGCCCTGGGTCTGCCGAAGCCCTGCGCTGAGCACCTGCTGGAGCTCCTGGGACGTGTTGAGGGCCGGAGGCTGCAGGCCCGCCCGCCGGTAGTCCGCCTGGTCGCTGACCAGGGCTTTCCCGCCGGACGCCTCAAAGAGCTGGCGCAGCTCCTCCTCACTTCGCCCGGTGAGTTCGGCCAGCCGGCGCAGGATGTACGCCTGTTCGGCACCCATTTCTTCCAGGACACGCAGTTGGTGCTCCGCCGCCGGAATGAAAAAATCATATCTGGCAATCCGCCGGGCCATGTCGGTCAGGATATCCGCCTCCACCTCACTGTAGAGGTCTACCATAGCGTCCGGCGCGCCCTCCAGGTATCGGGGTGTCAGCATGTGTTCACTCCTCCGGGAATCTCAGCATGGGGCGGGGTTCCGGCATGTACTTCTCCCGGGCCTCCTGTTCGCTGACGCCGAAATACCAGCCCACCAGCAGTTCCGGCCGGAGGTATCCGCTGTCCACCAGACCCTTACGCCGGGCGAACTCCACCCCCGTGTCCTCAAAGATGGAATCTCCGAAGGAGACTGAGGGGTCAAATGCCCCCGCCGGCGCAAGGCCGTAGAGGGTGGCGTATATATCATAGGCGTACATCAGATCGAGCAGCCCCTGACGCAGCCCGTTCTCCTGGATGGCCTTGGTGGTATTGTAGGTCTCCTTGTCGTCGCTCACCACCTGCGTGGCTGTCATACGCCCGCTTTTGAGGTCGAAAGAGAAGGTGCCGGGGGAGAAACCCGTCTGTCGTTCAAGAAGCCGGCACTGTATGTCGATGGCCTTCTGGTACTCCTCCACCCGCAGGGCGGGGGTGTAGTCCCGGAAGGGATCTCCCTGCCCCATATCGCCCGTCAGATCCATGGACAGGTAAAGGTCCGTGGTCTGGTCCTTGAAGGGCACCCCACCGCCGCTCTTGTCCGGCTGGAAGGCCGTCCGGTCCACGATGCGCTTGCGCTTGCCTGTGTGGATCTCCCACAGAAATTCGCTGTAGATGCGGTCCAGCTCCGCCATAGTGTCCACGGCCCTGGCGTACAGGCTTACCGGCAATTTGCTGGTCTCGTCCACTGTGTTGGCCATCGGCATGCGTAGTTCACCAAACAGGGGGCGGTCCACACCGCGGATGACCACCTCCGGCTCCAGGCCCGCCCACTCCGGCACATCTGTCAGGGCCAGCTCTCCGCCCAGGGTGTCCCCGGCGTTGTACCAGTAAGCCCGGTTCTGGAGATACAGCCCGTACGGCTGGAGGTCCCACGCCTCCACCCGTACCACCTTCCGCCCCCGCAGGGCGGCAAAGTCGGTAAAGAATCCCGCTTCCGTCACGCCGGCCCCATTGATACGGGTGGGATAGATGCGGTCGGCGGGGATGATTTCACAGTAGATATTCCGGCCGGAGGGATAGGGCTTTACCACCACCCGGCCCCCTGCCCCAGCCAACTGTACCGCGTTTTTGAGCTGAGGCAGCAGGAAGCGGGTCAACTGGTCATTGATCCACGTTCCACGGGCTGAGGCCCCCGCGCTCATGGCAATCTCATTGCAGGCCAGGGTGGACATGTAATCCGTGACGTTGATCGGGGTATTGGTCACCCGGTATCCGGCCTCCAGCCACGCCGGCCGCTGGTAAAAGGCCAGTAGCCAACCAGTGATTGCGTTGGCCATCTTCTCCGAAATCTGGAGCTCTCCGGGCGCCGCCGGTACGCTCTGAAACATCCCTTTCACCGCCTTTCCCATCCAGTATAGAAAATCCACGTTATTCGCCCCTTTGCTTCCACACCGGCTGCATCCCGTAGCGCACTGCGTCGATGTGGTGGTTTTTGGCGTCCGGGTAGGCGGAAATCAGGTTCCCGTCCTTGTCCCGCTCGAACTCGTACTCGCTGAACTCCTTCGCCGTCCTGGGGCACCGCTCCGGGTCAATCACAATCGCCGCCAGCCGCCCCAGCCACTTCATGGAGTATTCCACACTGCCCGGCGGCTTGGCTGCTCCCCGACAATAGAAGCCAAATGCCTTATAGTCCGCCACGCTCTTGGGCTCGGCGCTGTCCGCGGTGAGCAGGTCAAGAGGCTGGACGCCCTTCTCATCCCGAAGGATTTGGGCCGTCTCCTCGTTGCCCTTCCGGTATGCCTCTGCCTCGTCGAAGATGTAGAGGGTCAGACGGGCCGCGTCGTAGTGCATGCCGTTATAGGCCCAGGGGTCAGGGTAATAGCCCCAGTCAATCCCCCGGTAGATGCGGTCGAAGCGGCCCAGCTCCTCGTCGGTGATGGCGCGCAGTTGAATATTCTCAAACACGTTTGCCCCGCCGCCGGTGACTTCTCCCAAATATTCGTTCCGGTAGGCCAGGGGGTGTAGCTCCTTCAGGTGCTCGGCATCCGCGATAAAGCGGGGACCTAACCACTCCGGCGGCGTCTCCAGGTAGGTACTGTGGTGCTTCACCTGGCCTGGCTTGCTTTCTCTGGCGTACTGGTTGGCCCAGTTGGCCGCGCTGGCCGGCGGGTTAAAGCTCTTGAATGTGATAGCGACAGGCCCGCCGCGGAGCAGGGACTGCTCTACGTTGCGCACCTCCTCCGGCCCGCGAAACTGATCCAATTCTTCAAAATGGACATAGGCCACATAGCCGAAGGGCAGCTTAATGGATTTCAGATTGCCCGGATCGTCCAGGCCGAAAAACATGATCTTCTGCCCCGTTGGCAGGTATGTCAGCTCCATGGGGGAGACCGTGGCCTTCCACTTACCGCCTACCCCCAGCGCCCCCGCCGCCCAAATGTACTGATTATAGACCGTGCGCCGCAGGGTGTTCTCCTTCCGGCGGAGCACCACTGCGTGGGTGTCCGGGTGGCGCATCATCTGGAGTTCAATTTCTTCGGAGATAAACGAGCTTTTTGCCCCACCTCGGCCGCCTTCACACAGCGCCTCGGTGACCTCGCCGGCCCGTATGCGCCGGTGCAGCTCAAAAAAAGCCGGAGGCATCACCTCTGACAGCTTATACGTCATCGACAATGGTCACGCCTCCCTGTGCTTCGCTGTCTTCACTCTCTCCCAACAAGTCAAACAGCACCTTCGCCGCCTTCGCGTCGCCTTTGACTGCCTTTAGGGTCAGGCCCGCAATGATCGCCATCTGGTTATCCACGTCCTCCGGGTCAACGCCATCACGAGCCAGCTTGTTCCACGCCCGCTTGCCCGCCACCGGGAGAGAGAGGTACAGGTCGGCCGCTTCTCTCAGACTGCGTTTTCGCCGCCGTGACGCGCCGGATGCACGGCCGCCGAGAGCACCGTTTTTCGCGGCTTCCTCGCGGCTTTGGCTACTATCAAACTGATATGGCACAAGATTCTGTTCATTCGGCAT